TTCATAGCCTTCTTTTTTTAGTTGGTCTATTCTTGCTCCTAATTGCATTACTCCTAAATCTTGATATGCTTCCCAACTTGTTATACTTCCAAATTGTCTGATATAATTTATAATTCTGTCTTTTTGTGTTATCTTCATTTGTTTATCACTTCCTTTAATCTATAAATTCTCCCCACTCCAAGTTTTTATATAAATTTCTTCGTGGGTCTTTCACATAATAATCTATTGAATTTACTGCTATTCTTGCTCTTATATCTGCTATCTTTGGTATAAATTTAACTTCTTGTATTGTTCTTTCAATAGCTGTTTCAAATTCTGTTTTATCTGTATTTTTAAATTCTTCATACCAAACTGTCATTTCTTCTTTTGTAAATATCTTGTTATATGCTGTTTGAATTTTTGATATTTGTCTTTTAAATTCATCTTTATTCATCTAAAAATCCACCACCTTGCTTGTATCTTTTTCTTTTTTAGGATTTTTTAAATTTTCTTTTTTTACTGCATCTACAACCCATTTTTTTATACATAGATAATGTGATTTTGCTTTGTACCCTTTCATTTCAATGTACTCATCAAGATATTTTATAAGTTCTTGCCAATTTTGATATTCTTTCTGTAGTTTCTGCAATTCTTCATCTTTCAACAACACATTCTTATATTCTCCGTATTTGTGCTTGTTGGCTTTTGCAGAAGCTGTAGAAGTTTTTTCTTCGGAAGCTGGTGTATTATTATCTAACTCTATACTATCCTTACCTAACTCTAACCTATCTCTAACCTGGGTATCCATTTTGGATACATCTTGTATACATTTTGTATCCATTAATGTATAAGCTTTATTTTCATCAAGTTGCAGCATTGATTTTTCTTCTTTATATTTTGTTTCATGATATCTGTCTTTTTGTATGTAATTATGTATTTGCCAATGTTTTATTACTACTACACCACTTTCAAATGGTAATAAAAATTTTTTAGTTAGTAATATTTTTAAATCATCATCTTTGCAACCTATCATTCTCATTATGTTTTTGGGATTATTTATAAATCCGTCATCATCTGCTCTCATACTTAAATGAAAATATAATAATTGAGTTGTATGTGGCATATCAAGAAATGCATCACTATCTATTATTGTTTTTGCAAACATTCTTCTTTCTGCCATTGTTTTCTCCTTTCGTACAATATAAGGGCAACGTTTTTGTCATTGCCCTGCTGTCATATTATTTATCTATATCTTTTATTGCTCTTGCTTTTTCCATTTTTGATTTTTCAGCATCTTTTTTAGCTTTTTCATCACAAACAAATTTAAGCATTTCCTTGTAAAATTCTTTGTCTATTACTTTTATAGTTGTTATTAATTCATCGCAGAATTTGCTATCATGTTTAAAATCTATTGTTATATTGCCATCCCAGTCCTTTTCGTATTTTACATGTTCATATAATAATGTTTTAATTCTATCTAACAACATTGTATCTTTATTGTTAGGTTTATCCTTTAATAATAATTCTTTATATTCATCTATACTTATTACTATTTCATTTTTATTAGCCATTTTCTTTTCCTCCTAATACTTTTTATAAATCAATTTTTCTTTGTTCCAGTTTGCTCCATAAATGCCTTTTAAATAGTTTTCTATGTAATCTTCGTATAATTTAGTATCTTGTCCAAAATCTTCTTGATAATGGCATTCTGGGCATAATGTAACTATATTTTCTTCTATGCCTAATCCTCCGTTGACTTCTTTTTTTATAATGTGCATTTGCACAAGTTTTTGGAACATATCTTTCACAATAAATACATTTATGGTTATCTCTGTTCCATACTATTTCTTTTACCTTCTGTGATATTTCACAAGCTTTACTTCTTTTGCTCATTTCTTATCCCACTCTTTCAATAAACTTTCTATTTCTGCATTTGATTTTGTTTCTATTTCATAAGCTTTACAATCTTGAACTACTCCATCTATTAATCTTGACATTTGTTTTGAATTAAAAGAACTAGAGCCATAATAAGCATTGATTATTTTAAATTCTGTATCATCTATATATGTTGTATCTGCTATTTCGCAAAACCAAGCTATTCCTTGTGCTACCCACATTTTTTCAAATGTTTTTATATTCTCTGTTTCTATCCTAAATCTTCTGAATATTCCTAGTTCTTTTACTCTTCTTTTGTATTCTTCTATTGTATCTATTTCTGCTAACTCACATAATTCTTGCAAAAGTTTCCAAAAATAATTATTGGCGTTAGTTGTTCTTTTCTTTATATATTTCTTTGCTTCTATTTTTAGTTTTAAGCCTTTTAGTTGTTCTATATCTGATAACTTGTCCTTTCCATCAATTAGAAAGCTTATTTTAGGTTTTCCTGTCTTATAATCTATGTTTATTTCTTCTAATGTTCCTGTAGTTTGCATTTAACCACCTACTTATTTTCTTCTGCTAGTTTTTTATTACTATCTTTTAATGCATTTTCTATTGATGAATAATCTTTAACTTCCAATATTTTAGGCAAATTACCTATTCTTGATTTTTTTACTATTGCTCTTGTTTCTTCTCCTGTTTTTTCTAATTGAATTACTATATCCATTAAATATTCCACTATATCTAGTGCATCATATGTTAGCCCAACTGGTTGCATTTTCCCATCTTTTGTATCCCATACATTCTTAGCCCTTGCTACTAATATTAAGTTCATAGGAATATCTTTTAATTGGTTTAAAACTGTTCTTGTCATTTCTCTACGATATGCATACCATTTTGTTTTTTGCAACTGATTTAATTCCCCAACCTTTTTTCCTATAATTTGCTCATATTTTTTTGCACTTGCATCCTCTATGCAATCTAATAAATCAGTAACAGGGTCTATAATTAATGTTTTTCTATCAGGATATTCTCCTTTTAAAATTTCTTCAATTAGATTTACTGTTAAAGTTGCTGGATTACTCGCTCTATTATCTGTTTTATTTACCTCTGCTTTATAAAAATCAAATTGACTAGCATATAATCTTGTACTACCTTCTAAATCAACTACAAGAGGATTTGGAGAAGATAAGGCGAATCTGCTTTTACCACTTCCACTTTCTCCCCAAACCATAATTTTTAAATTAACATCATCTAATGTTGCCTTTTTTGCTAATGCCATTTTAGTTACCTCCATAATATTTGTTATTTTTGTTCTCTACTAAATCTAAATAATCCATAATTACACCTACTTTATTCTCAAACTTGTATTTTGTGTATTTATATTAACTCCTGCTGGTATTTCTCCTGTTTCCTTAAAATGTTCTTTTATAGCTGTTTTATCTACTTTTACTGTTACAATTTCTGTTTTGTATTCGCTAGGAATTTCATCTTCGTTTATAATTTCTACACTAGGTGGGTTTTTGGCTATGCTTAATGTTCCTAGTGGTGTTTCTAATTTTGTAAAACCACCTTGTTCCATACATTCTTTTACATACTCTTTAAATTTTGTAAGTCTATTTTCTAATGTTTTTCTTTGCTCTGAAATTCGTTTTTCTTCGTTTTTCATTGCTTCAATAGTTAATTCTATATTTCTTGTATACCCAATTAAATTTTGGCTTTTTTGTTGTAATAATTCTATTAGTTCTTTTTCTACTTTCTTTTTATCTTCCTCTGTCATTTCTTCCTGTGCTATTAACATTGGAAATGCATTTGTTATTTGATATAAACTTAAATCTTGCATTATTCTTCACTTAACCTTTCATATATTTCATCTTCATATTGTTCATCATCTTTTTCTAGTAAATATTCTAGATAGCTGTCATAATCATTATTTGTTTCTATATAGTCATCTTCAACCATTCTATTTTCTAACATTTCTTCTCCTTCTTGCATATCTGATTATTTTGTGTTAAAATAAATACAGATATGAATTTATGTATATTCTTATTTATGAACTAATTTTGGCTGTCGAAATCTGAAATTAGTTCTTTTATTTTGCCTAAAATAGCTTTTTCATTGTTGTATGCATTTGAAGTTGCTATTCTTTTTATTCTGTCTATTAATTCTCCTTGTTCTTCATTTTCAAATCTTAAATCTTTGTTTTCTCCATATACTGCTATATTTTCATTTGATAATTCTTTATTTTTCTTTTGTAAATCCGCAATTAATATGTTTCTGTTTTCTACTTTTCTTTCTGCATCTTTTAGATTTTTTCTACTTGCATTTACTAAGCTTTGTAATTCTTTTGTTTTTCTAAACATCTCTTTCAACTCCTTTCTTGTAAAATTTTTAATAATAATGTATAATATCCTCGAAAGTGAGGTTATTATTATGTTTGATTGGTTCATTTCTTTAAATGCTACTGATAAAATCGCATTATTTGCTCTTATAGTTGCTTTATATGGTGCTATTTTATCTACTGTTCTTTATAATAAAGAAAAATTTAATTTAAAATTTATAAATCTTGGTATTAATTTTGTAACTCTTTCTCCTAATGATGTAATATCAAATGACTTTGGAGAAGAATTTGTAACATATAGTAAAAATCTATATACCATAGCATTATTGGTTAGAATAAATAATTGTTCTAAAAATCCTATAACAATAACAGATTTCATATTAAATAAAAAACATATATATAATAGTTTTTCTTCAAAAGACTACTCTTTTATTCCTACGAATTTTGAATTTTTCGATAATCATTTAATAAAAAATAATGGTAAATATATAAAGGATAAATTGATTACACCTCTAGTCAAATTAGAGCCACTATCATCTTGTGAGGGATTCATAATTTTTAATAATTTAAATGAAATTCCTAAAAAATTTAATATCATAATTAATGCAGTTCCAAAATCCAAAAAATTTAAATTTAATTTTAAAATAGATAAAGACTTTAGAAATCAAATAATAAAATAATTAACATTAATATTGCATTTAACCAATTAAGTATTGCTATCATAAGTAATACTTTTTCTTTTTTATTTTGTTCTTTTGCTTCTTTAATTTCATAATCACTTATACCTAATTTTCTTAATTCTTTTTCACGTTTTTTTGTCATCTTTCCCTCCTAATAAGTCATTCCCTGTAAGAACATCCAGTAACTAAAAACTATTCCTGCTATATATAAACTGCTGTATACTACTGCTTGTCCTAATCTCATATAGACTTTGTTTTTGTCTATTCTGAAATTCTTCCAACTTATTTTCATTTGTTCTCACTTCCTTTCATTTAACTTTCGTAATTCTAATAAAATTAAATAATCCACACTCGCCTTTTGATTTTGTTTTGGATTAATTCCTAAATCATAGAGTTTTACTGCTGTTTTATCTGCTATTAGTAATTTTCCATCAAGTCTTGGAAAATTCTTTTCATTAAACTTGTCTCTTGCCCATTGTATTGACCTTCCTCTAATTTGTGCATAAATCTCTGGTGTTATTGTGTCAGGTGCTTCATTCCAATTCATTGTTACTTCTTTTTTTACATTCATCTTTCTCCTCCTTTCTTTTTTAGTATCAGGTCGTGGTTATTTTTGATTTCTTTTGAAATCAGTATTGATAAAAAAAATATCATCAAATTGTCTATTAAGTATTCTACAAATATTAACAGCTAATTCTGGACTAGGATTTCTTTCTCCATTAACTATTAAACTAATTTGAGTTTGTGAGCACTTGGCTTCTTTTGCTAGTTGTCTGTAAGAAAATCCCTCTTTGGTTATAATATTTTTAAATACTTCTGTATCTTTCAACATTATAGTTCTATTTGCCATTTTTTATCTCCTTTCTGTTTTCATTTGAAAGCATTATATCACATAGATTTTATTTGTCAACACTTTTTTATAAATTTTTTCAAAAAACTTTACAAAAGTAATCACAAATGTTATAATATCTAAGAACGGAGGAATTATTATGGAAATGTCACCTAAAGAAATGGGTTCATATTTAAAGAGACTACGAGAAAACAAAGGACTATCAACTAGAGAAGTTTATGAATTATCAAAAGTTTCAAATAGCTACTTATCTCTCGTAGAAAATGGACATCGTAGAGCTAGTGCTGTAGTTTTAAAAAAGTTAGCTCCCGTATATGGAGTTGATTATTTAGATTTATATATAAAAGCAGGATATATAGATTTGGTTGAAGACGAAAAAAGCAAAATGTTTAAAAAAATAGGTGCTATTCCTTTGATTGATATTGATACTATAAAAATTCCTATTTTAGGAACAGTCAAAGCAGGATACGATTATTTAGCACAAGAAAATATTATTGATTATATTGCTTTTAAAGTAGATGGAACTGACAAAGAAAATTACTATGCTTTAAATGTAGTTGGTGATAGTATGACACCACTTTTTGATGATGGCGATACTGTAATAGTACATAAACAAGAAGAATTTAAAAATGGTGATAACTGTGTTGTACTTATTAATGGTAATGAGGCTACCATAAAAAAAGTATATAAAGGAAATACTGGAATCGAATTAAAAGCTGTTAACCCTTACTACCCACCTCGTATTTATTCTGAAGAAGACATTAAAGAATTGCCAATTCAAATAATAGGTGTAGTAGAAAAATCAATTAGAAATTTTAATAAAAAATAAAAAAAGGAAAATAGATGTTATCAAATTTACCACGACCTGATACATTTATTTTCCCTGACACAATCACTATTGAAAGTGAATGTATTTTTATTATATAGTAAAATACCTCCATTTTCAATAGTTTATTAAAAATAAATTAAAGAAAAATGGAGGTACTTTTATTATGAAAGGAAGAAGAGCAAATGGAGAAGGCTCTATTTATGAATTTATACAAAAAGTAAAAAAAGATAATACAAACTTAGAAATGTGTGAAATTTGCAAAAATTGTACTAATAGGCAATTATGCAATAATAGAGAAGATTGCAGAAAATTATGTGATAAATGCCAAAAGTGTACTAATTGTTTAAAATATTGTGACAGATATTATATTTACAAGAGAAGTGCTAGTCAAGCAACAAAAAAAGATGGAACTAGAACTGCTCCACAATATGCCAAGAAGAAAAAAGATGCTGCAATAAAAAATCTAGAAATGTTAAATAAAATTAATGATAACTTACTTTTAGATAAAACAAAAATAACTTTATATGAAATAGCTGAAAATATTGTTAACGATAGACACAATAAAAACATTACTAATGATAATTCTTATATTGCAAATTTATCAAAATTAAATAGATTGAAAAAACATAGCTTTATGCTAAAGCCAGTTCAAGAAGTTACAGACCAAGATTTGCATTCATATCTAAATTATATGACTATGTATTCTGAATCTGTAATTGGAAAAGATTATGGTTTATTAAATGCTACTTTTATAAAATGTGTAAGAAAAAAAATATTATCTATTAATCCTTTAGATGATAAAGATGAATTTAAAAAACCGAAATCAAAAGTTAAAACAGAAAAAGTACGTGCTTTTACTATTTCTCAGCAACAAAAATTTACTACTTTTATAAAGAAGACTGATAATAAATATAAATACGGTTGGCTTTTAATGCTTGTACTAGGTCTTAGACCAGGTGAAGCTTATGCACTAAATAAAGATGAAGATATAGACTTTCAAAATAAAAAAATACACATTAGAGTATCTTTAAGCCATTCAAAAGATGGAAATATAATTTTAGGAGATAGAACAAAAACTTATTCTGGTGATAGATATTTAGATATGAATGC